GTTTATAGTATACATTCCTCTCCCTCCCCCATAATTTTATAATAATAAAAACACCGTAAATGAGTACATATAATGAATACATTAAAGGGTGGATACCATAAAAACAAGAGGTTTGACATTATAACACACTTGTGTTATAGTCTGGGACTTGACAAATCTAAATGTTGTTATATAGTTTCTGGGTCTTGACGGCAGGGGGGTTTTGTTTTATAAAAGGGGGGCTAAATACAGTAGAAATACCACTAAGCAATTCCCATATTAATATGTATTACAATAAAATATAAAAAGAAATTTCGGGAACATAATAAAAGGAGTTCTATTCTTTGGAGATACTTCTATTATATATGTATTTAATAGAATTTGACTTATCTTTAAATGAGTACATATAAGAGTTCGCTTGTGATTACACTTCGCTCCATCTATAATCATTTCTGTTTTTTTAATTAAAAGATAAAGAAAAGAAAGGGTAAAGAAAAGAAAAGAAAAAGCCCCTATGGAAAAACAAAATTACTATCTACTAAGCTTATGTTTTTTTTAATCATTGCTAAGCAATAGTAAAAGGTTATCCCAAGTAGGACCATCCATTTTTTATTCTCACCAATATTCAACTAAACCCATTCTTTAGCTATGTACCCATTATATCATATTCCAAACAATTTGTCAAGTATTAATTTATAAAAAAACACTTGACAATTTATAAATATTATGATATAATATAAGAATGATTAAAAAAGATAATAAAAGTTTTGAAGTTTACTTCAAGGGTGAGGTTAAGCGTTTGCAATTAACAATACAAGATGTTCCTATTTACAAGTCTCCAAAAGACAAGGAAACATTAGTCGGAAATAAGCCTACAATCTTTGGCACATTACAATTATTTAAGAAAGGCGACAAAAAGAAAGTAAAGAATGTAAACTTTACTTTACCATTTAGTAATAACAAAGATTTCCAAAGCCAGATATTGGCTATGATAGAAGAGGCTCTTAGCTTATATCACAAAAAGAATGGATAAAAAAGATATTAAAATTGATAAAGACAAACTAAGACCTGAAGATTTAGAAAGTAGAAAAATCATTACATTAGATGATGGTTCTCTTGAAGAGGTTTATATCTCAAGGGCTGGTAATATTGTTACAGACCCTAAAAATAGGAACTCATTAGTCGATATAAATGAGAGAAAAACAAAAAGAGAGAAGTGTTGGGAAGAATATGTTAAAACTTGGAGGGCAGGAGAGCCTTCTGCTAGAAAGGCTGCTATTATAGCTGGATATGCCCCAAATACAGCTATTAATATAACAAAAATGAAGTGGTTTAAGGATAAGAAGAAAAAGCTACGTAGGAGTGCAATGATGACAAATGCAGAGAAAAACCTAGCTAGAGTCCTAAGAATGAACTTTTCAGAGATGAAACTACAAGAAGATGGCTCAGAAAAGGAAGTTGTAGACAAAGACATCTTAAAAGCCGTTATAGACGTTTCTAAGACAGTTGTAACCACATTAGGTAAAGATGAAGGATATTCCACTAAAACAGAGGTTAAAGGTGACATGAGTGGAGAAATAAAGATTAACTCTGTATCTTATGCAGATGTTCCTACAGAGGTTGAAAACAAAATAGTAGACAATTCTGTAAAGGTCATAGAGGGTGAAATATTAAAAGAAATGAAAAATAAAGATAATGGCTAAAGAAGTTACACTACCATATAAGTTCAAACCAAGAAAATATCAGATTCCTATCTTAAAAGCTTGGGATTCTGGTATTAAAAGGCTATTTTGGGTTGCTCACAGGCGTTCTGGTAAAGATAAGACTATATTTGCTAATTTACCAAAGAAAATGATGGAAAGAGTTGGAACTTATTACTATTTTCTTCCTACTTATTCACAGGCTAAGAAGGTTATTTGGACAGGAGCTGATAAATCAGGATTCAAATTCCTAAATCACTTCCCAAAAGAGATTGTAAAGAGTATAAATCAGTCAGATATGATAATAGAACTAATAAATGGTTCTATTTTACAGATGGTTGGTGCGGATAATATTGATAGAATTGTTGGAACAAACCCTATTGGTGTTGTTTTTTCAGAGTATTCCCTTATGAAGCCAGAAGTCTGGAGCTTTATTACTCCTATTTTAAGAGAAAACGAAGGTTGGGCTGTTTTTATAATGACTCCCCGTGGAACTAACCACGCTTGGGACTTAATGCAAGATATAAAGGATAAAAAGAACTGGTTTTGTGAAGTATTAACAGTTGACGAAACTAAAGCTCTTACAAAGGAAGCCCTACAAGAGGCTAGAGATGAAATGCCACACGATTTGTTTCAACAGGAGTATTATTGTAAATTCTTGGATAATGGTTTGGGCTTCTTTAAGAGGGTAGATGAAAATACTTATAAACAAGAAGAATATCAGCCCAAAGATTTGGCAATGTATCAGCTTGGAGTGGACCTAGCTAAATATAATGACTTTACTGTAATCTCTCCATTTAATCTTAATGATTTTCATTTATTAAAACAGGACTCTTTTAACCAGATGGATTACAACTTACAGAAGGCTAGAATAGAGAATGCTTATTTGAAGCATAATAAAGGAATGATTGTAATTGACTCTACTGGTGTAGGAGAACCAGTCTTTGATGACTTAAATTCTAGGGGTATGAATATCACACCATTCAGATTTAATAAGACAAGTAGAACAGACTTACTTCGAAACTTACAGATATTATTAGAGCAGGATAAGATAAAAATACCCGATGATGAGGTTCTAATAAATGAGTTGAAGTCAATGACTTATGAATTAAGCAATTCAGGAAGCACATTAATAAAAGTGCCAGATGGTAAACACGACGATAGAATTATGTCTTTAGCACTAGCTGTTTGGAAAATTCCACAAAATCCAATTAGGGTAAATAGCTATACAAATCAAGGGGTTTATGGTGGAGTTGACCCAATGTATCCTGAAATAGGATTTTAATTTAGAAAAAGACTTGACAAATAATTAAAAGTATGTTATACTGTGTAAGTATAATCTAATAAAAAATTAAATGCAAGATAAAACACAAATAATTGCAGACCATCTTAGAGACAAACAGGAGTCTGTTGATTTCAAAAGACGTAGGTTTGAACAATGGAATGAGAACTATTCTCTTTTTAGAGATAAGGTGAATACAAACAGACTAACACAAAGACAGCCTGTTAATGTTCCTATTGTAAGAGAGACAATTTCAAGTTGGATTTCTAAAATAGATGAACCACCAAAATTAAAATATGAAACTAGGGGTAATTCCCACAAAGATAAAACAGGAGAGATTTTACTTAATGAGCTTTATAGATATTACTACCAATTACTTAAACTCGATATTCTTGATAATATGGAGAAAAAGGTTGTTGGACTTCAAGGAAGAAGCTTCAAGAAAATTGGAATGTATCGGAACAAGATTTTCATTGACTTGATTGACCCTTATGATATTGAAGTAGACCCTAGGGTTAATCCACTAGATTTATCTTCCGCTGACTATATAATCCACACACACATTTATCGTCCATTAAAAAAGATTCTAGCTGACCCTAAATATACTAAGGAGGGTAAGAATGAATTAAAACAATATTTAGATACAGAAAATGGAATTATAAGAGCAAAGGGTGATACTGAAGCATTTAATGATAAAAAAGAAAGATTAGAAAACCTAGGAGTTGATAATTATGATGAATATAGTGGTGCTGGAGTAAAAATAGAACTTAATGAATCATACAAACTTGTTTGGAATAAAGAAAAGAATAAGTTCGAACGAAGACTAAGAGTTATTGCTGCAGATTCTATTGTTCTTTCAGATTTGGAATTAAAAGAAGCAACTGGTTCTAGTAGGCTTCCAATAGTTACTTGGGCTTCAGACCCAGACTCTGTTGATTTCTGGTCAGATGGTATTGCTGATAATGTAAGAACATTTAATAAGATTACCAATATGTATATTTCTCAAGACTTAGAGAATAGAACTTATGCAAACTTTGGTATGTATTTCTTTAATACCCTTAATGGAACTTTCCAACCTAGAGCATTTGACCCTAAGCCTTTCGGAATGTATGGAGTTCCAGGAAATCCAGATGAAATAATTAAACAGGTAAAGATTGAAAAACTAAATGATACTGCTAACCAGATTAGTTGGCTAAAGAATCTAATTCAGTCTTCAGTTGCCCAAACTCCAACAGAAAGAGGTGTTAAACAACCAGGAGAACAAACACTAGGACAAGTTCAGATTCAGTTATCTCAGTCTAAAGGAATAAACCAAGTAGTATCTAAAAACTATAGAGCAGCTTGGAAAGAACTAGGAATGATTTTTTATGACTTATTAAAGAATAATTCGAATGGAACTATAAAGATTTCTAAAAAGGGCGGAGATGGAAACTACTATTCAAAAGACGTTTCAAGTTCTGATTTTATTTCAAAAGAAGGATATGAAGTTGTTGTTGAAACACAAGCAGAAGCAAGTGTAGCTGATGACTTCGACTTGAAGAAGATTCAGTATATTAAGAACTCATTTGCAAATAACCCAGTAGCAATAGAAATAGCTAAAAAGAAAGAGTTGGAATTACTTGATTTCTCTACAGCAGAGATAGAAGCTATTATGTCAGCCGAGAATCCACAACAACCATTGAATACTCCACAAGAAGCACCAAGTAAAGTAAATAATCCACAAGATAGTATTATTAGCACTAATGCAAATCAACAAAATATATGAGGCTAAAAAATGAATTAAAAAAAATAGGAATAAACTCTTTTGAAGAGTTGAACCCAGAAGAAAAGAAAACATATAGAGAGTGGGAAGAAGCTTTATCAGGAAGGAAGATTACCCAGAAAGAATATCAAGATTGGTTAGCTTATGAGCTTGATATGGCTGTTTCACGATTAACAGAAATTAATCTCTCTAAAGAAGATGAAATCTTTAGAAAGGTTGAAGTTCGTTTTATTAAAAAGATATTAAACTTTATTAATGGTCCAAAGATTGAAAAGCAGTTTGCTGAAAAATCTATTGCACAATTAACAAAGAAGTAATATGTGGTTATAGTACCACTCAAAAGCTAATTACAAATTAATATGCCAAACCTTAGAAATAAGACGGCTTAATATTATGGAAGAAAAAGAAGCAAACTCCGTAGTTGAAAAAGTTGAGGACGCTAAAGAAGTAAACCCTCAAGAAAACAACAAAGGAACGCAAGAGAAGGAAACTCCAAACCCAACAGTAGAAAATGTCGCTTCTACTATTGATTACTCAAAAAAGTTTAGCGAGTCTTCAAAAGAAGCTCAACGTCTCTTAAATGAGAATAAAAAGCTTAAAGAAGAACTCGAGCTAAAAGACAAGGTTGTTGAGGAAACCCAACACCAAAACATAGATAACCTATATCCTGGGTTTGAGAACCTTGATGAAAGTGAAAAGGAAAATCTAATCGCGTATACAGATAGTGTTACTAGACGGGCGGCAGAAACCCTACAAAAAGACCCTGCTTATGCTTTTGCTCAAAAACAATATCACGAGAATAGATGGAACTTAGCACTAGAAGCAACTCTTAAAAAATTCCCAGAATTAGCAAAATCTAAAGATGAATTCAAAAGCAAATACTTTAATCCTTCAAATGTTCCTGAGAATATTGAAGAGGTATTAGAAGGAGTTGCTAAGATACACCTTTTTGATAAAGCTAAGGAAATAGGTGCTAAAGAATCTCAAGAAAAAAGTAAACAAGTTGATTTAGAACGTACTACTGCTGGAGACAAACCAGACTCCTCAGTACACCGAACGTTGGATGACTGGATGCACATGCAAAAAGAAGACCCCGCTAGGTTTAGAAAACTTTCTAAAGAATTCAACAAGGATATGGCTTCTGGGAAGATTTAGTTAAAAATTCTATGTTATTATTAAATATTAATTTAATTTAACAAAATGTCTCAGATTATAACTCCAGTAATGGGTGCTTTTACACCAATAAAGTATTCATTAAAACTTGTAGATTTACTCTACAATGATACACTTTATCCTAGTATCACCAATACTACCTACGAAGGTGCTATTAAAGATTCAGGAGACCGTGTTCGTGTTCGTACAGCAGGTAAGATTTCTCTTTCAAAGTATACCAAAGGTATGCAACTTGTTAAGCAGGAACTTACACCTACTTTCGAAGACCTTATTATCGACCAGCAATATTACTTCTCTTTCGGAGTTGATGATGTTGATAAGATACAAAACGATATAGATGCTATTAATGAGTATGCTATGAATACCAAGAAAGATATGTCTACTTTGATAGATACTGATATTCTTGATTACATGCGTAAAAACGTTAATAGTGCTAATATGGTTGGTACAGCTTATGACACTGGTACAGTTGCAGTTGCTGCAACTACAGGTGTTGTTACTGGTTCAGGAACAACATTTACAGACGAAATGGTTGGTGGTGTGTTCACTTGTGATAGCCTTTCAAGTTCTTACTTGGTTACAGCATTCACATCTAGTACATCTATAACTATTAAAGACTTAGATGGTGTTGCCTATACAGGTGGTGCTGTTTCAGCTGGTGATAGTTTCTCTATCGCAGGTGCTACAGCTCTTTCACTTACAAAGACTAACGTATATGCAAACATTGTTGCATTGCGTACAGCTCTAGGTAAGTCTCTTTCTCCTAAGGAAGGACGCTTCTTAGTTGTAAACTCTCAATTTGAAGGTTTACTATTACAGGCTCCTGAATTCATTCCAGCTGTTCAGTCAGCTTACAATGATGTAGTTGAAAAAGGACTTATCGGTTCTATAGCAGGATTTAAGGTTTATACTTCAGAACTTGTTTCTGGAGATAACTCAACTGGTTATTGGTTTGTAGCAGGAAGCAAGAAATTCTGTGCTTTCGCTCTACAGATTATGAAAACTTCAGTTATTCCTTCTGCTGCTTCAGAAGACTCATTCGTTTCAACCGCTAAAGGTTTGCTTGTTTGGGGACGAAAAGTATTCGAAGGAAATCGTGCTCACGGTGCTGTTCTTAGGGCTACTCTTGCTTAGTAGTTCTATTCTGCTCTCTACGGAGAGTGGGGTTAGGATTATTAATTAACCTAAAACAAAAATGACATTAACAACAAATCAAATATTATCTTTAGCTAGAGCTAAATTACTAGAAGAAGGAACAGAAATCATTTCAGATGAGAATATTTTACTATATGCAAATCTTACATATCAGGACATTATTAAAAGAGTATTTACAACCAATGAAATATTATCTACAACTATTTCATTTTCTGGGGGTTCTGGTTCTCTACCAAGTTTGTTTGGGACGCTTTATGGTTCAGCAAAAGATTCAAATGATAATGTTTATGAACAAGTTTCTATAGAAGACTTTGATAATAAAACACTAGCACGAATGATTACAGTAGAGGGTGGTGAAATAAAGTGTTATCCAACAACCACAACTTCATTGGAAATAAAATACTATCCAACCTATGCAGATTTATCTTCTACACAAAATCCAGAGATAAATGAATACTTCCATGAGTGTATAATTTATGGAATACTTGTTAGGGCTTTTGAAGACCTACAAGACCAAGAATTAGCTGACAAGTTTTCAGCTAAATATGAAAATATGATATTAAGGAAAAAAGCTGCACAAAGTAATTATGAAGAAACAAATCAGAGAGGTGGTCAGATGTTTACTTATACTAAAATAATATAATGCCATACAAGAAAGAACAATTTGTAATATTAAAAAGGGATTTATCGAAAGAGATAGATGTTGATGATAGTGCTGGAAGAAGTGTGCCTATTAATATGAATTTCGTAGAAACTGGTTTCCTTACTAAGGATACTGGTTCTACTCTTTTTGGTGCAACTGAAACACTAAAAGCACACTCTTTATTTAATTACAAAAAGAAAGATGGAACTTCTTATCAAATAAGAGTTCTAGGCACTAAATTACAGAAATATAATTCAACTTCTGGTTTATGGGAGGATACAACCAAGACAGTAACAGCAGATAAAGAGTTTGGTTATATAGTTTATGATGATATTTTGTATTGTTCTAATACAGCAGAAATGCCATTTACTTGGGACGGAACAACATTCACGGATGTTGCAGCTATTCCAAAGGGAAATATTTTAGAAGTCTTTGAGGATAGACTTTTTGTTTCAGGTGTTCCTGCAGAGCCACTTACTATTTACTATTCTAATGTAGGAGATTTCACAACATTTAGTGGAACTAGTTTGGTTAAACCACTAGGGACAGATAAGGTAACTCATTTAGAGAACTATTATGGTCAATTACTTATATTCAAAAGAGATACTATTTGGAAGCTTACATTTCAATATGACCAAATTACTTCACTTTATATTCCAAAGATAGAGTTACAGTCTGGTAATTATGGAGCAACTTCTAAGAACGCAGTTACTTGGGTTGAAAATGATATTTGGTTCTTTACGGGGAGAGAAGTTAGAGCTATTGGTTTCAAAGACCAGCAAACAGGTGTTCTTGGTGTTAATGCTTCTGTTATTTCAGATAATATCAAAGAGACCTTATTTACAATGTCTATCACAGAACAAGAGAAGGCAGTTGTCTTTTATCATAATAGAAAGTTTTATTTATCAGTTCCTATTATTGGAAAAGAAAATGATACTGTTTTTGTATGTCATTTACTTTATAAAAACAATTGGACTAAATATAGCAATAGAATAAAAGCAAGTATAAGTGATTTTATGGTCATAGATGATGTTATTTATACCACAAAGTCTGTAGCACCTTATGGTGTTCTTAAGTGGGATAGTTCTATTTATGATGACAATGGGGTTGCAGTAAATTCAGAGGTATTTTTCAAAAAGATAGAAGATAAAGATTTTAATAAGTTTAATATTTACCGTTATCTTGATTTAATGTTCAAAAACTTACAAGGGAAAATAAAGGTTACAATTAAACAAGACGCCAACGATTTACGTTCAGAAAAAACTAAAACATTCTTTATTGGACAAGGATTAGAAGACGAATTAGGTTCACTTGGTGAAACAGATGTGGGTGAAGTATTAGTCGCTGACTCTTTTGGTCAGAGTATTGAATCTGCTCCTTTCTTAAAGAATAGAATATCATTCTTATCAAAAGCACAAACCTTAACCATTGGTTTATCTAGTTCTAACGCGGGAGAAACATTCACAATAGCTGAATTTGCTCTCTATGGAACAAAAGAACCAAGAAAAGAGTTTGCACCTAAAAAAATTATATCAGTTAATTAGACTTGACAAATTATTAAAAATATAGTATAATACAAACACAATGAAAATATTAGAAAACTTTTACAAGACAACAGTATCTAAAGACTGGGCAACAGGAACTGGAAATAGATATGTAACTACATTACCGACTCCAACTTCTGGTTGGTTGGTTGTTTCACCAAATAACTCTTCCTTAAGAGAGATTGTTGAATATACCGCTATTGGAACAGATGGTGGTGGTAATTATATCACAATAAGCAATAGGGGTGTAGGTGGAACAACAGAACAGACACACGCAACGAAAGAACCAATAAGAATGAATATTACAGCAGAATACTGGGATGACATTTATACAGACCCAACTTTTACAGGTACGGTTACTGTCCCAACACCCACAAATGACACAGATGCTTCTACTAAAAAATATATAGACGACTCGATAACAGCTACTGTTGGTTCATCTGTTGAATTAACAGGAGACCAAACAGTTTCTGGTGTAAAAACATTTAATTCGTCTCCTATTATCCCAGCACCAACAACAGATTTACAACCTTCTACTAAAAAATATACAGATGACGGTCTTGTTAATAAAGTATCTAAGACAGGGACAGAAATTATTGATGGAGATAAAACATTCTTACAACCAGTTACTGTTCCGTCTCCTGCACTTGGAAGCAATGCGGCGACCAAAGAATTCGTATTGTCCCAGGTATATGGTCCTGTTTATCCAGGTTGGAATAATTTAACCATAAGTTATGACGATGAAGGTAGAATATCTAAAATTAACGATACAGACCTTCTTAAAACTTTCACATTAACATATAATAGTTCAGATGATGTTATTTCAATCACCGATGGAACAACAGTTTGGACATTAGAATATAATGCTGAAGGAGATATTATTAAAATTACAAATTAATTAATTAAAAAAATATGTTAAGTATAAACGCAACAAAACAAAAAAATGGTATGGTATTGGGACTTCATTACAGCCCAATTGAAGTTTTGTCATCCAATAAAAAATTAAGCTCACTTGCTTTTGATGGGACAACACCAGCCGAAACCCTATATCCAACAACAGGTCTTAACCCTAATGGAGATAATCCTAGTGGTTTTATAGGGACTGTAATGACTACCGATTTATCAGATTATTATCCAGATGTTTCAGATATATATGCTGATGGAGAAGAAAAATATAAGACTGGATTACCCTTGTTTAATAAATACAAGAAAATAATCAATATCAATTCTTCAGAAGTTCCACCAAGCCAACTATTAACCATCTCTGGTATAGGTGATGACCAACCGATGGCAATACCAAAAATTTGGAAACTAACAGATACAACATATCTAACTATACAAGTAGGAACTTCTGGAAGATATGCTTGTGTAAATACAGTTAATGTAGATGGAACTATTACAATGGGAACACCTATTCAATTAGGTACTCTTACAAATGTTTCTAATAATGCTGATTATGATAGTATGTGTGAAATTGATACAAATAAATTTGCTTATACCTATGTTAGTAGTTCCACAACACTTGCTGTTTATATTTTAACAATTTCAGGAACTACAGTTGCAGTTGGGAGTGTTTACAATAGGACAATAACAACAACAAGTTCATATCCAAGAGATATAAAAATAACTAAAGTTGATACAGATAAGTTTTTAATTAACTGGTCTAGTACATCTAGTAAAATAGATTGTGTAATTGGAACAGTTTCAGGAACAACGGTTACCTTTGGAGCTGAACAAACAATGTTCTCTGGTAATTATTATTATGGGTGGGCTTCTGTTGGTATGTTTTCACCAACATCAGGTATGGCTATTGCTTATCATTCAGCTAATCACGGAGAAAAAGTTGGTTTCACAATATCAGGAACAGTTCTTACTTTTGGTTTAGTAACTACTGTGGGAGAAAGTTCTAATCATATTAGAGACCAGAGAATAAGATATGGAAACCCAACTATGAGTTTATTACCTAATGGTAATATGTGGTATTTCAATGGATATTATGGTTATGGTTCAAGTTATTATTTTAGTATGACTGGAACTACTATTACAAAAGAAAATGAAACTGAAGGTATTTTTTCAAACGGTTATAGTGGTAGTAGCTGGTCAGGTGGTGAACAAATTGATGCAAATAATTGGATATTTACTGCCTATAAAACTAATACTCCTGTTGGGAACTATATGTTGTATATGAAATATAATTCAGGAACAGGTCTTGTTGATGTATTAAAAGAAGTAAGACTTGGTCCAGCAGCTAACAATGATACAAATAATGATTATAAATTAGCATTCGGAACATTTAGAAACAGTACAATGCAAATAAACCTAAAAAGTCATTATCAAACAGGCTTAGTAACAGCATGGGTAAGCACTCTATATAGTTTTGATGTATTTCTAAATGATAATACAACCGCAGACTTTAGCCTAGACAATAGTGATGCTTTGTGGGGTGTAAATGGTAAAAGTTTATCTGTTGATGTTGAGGCTAAAACATTATATCTGAAATTCAAAAACACCTCTGGAAGAAGTGCAACCCCATCATTTAATGGACTTCTTGTAGAGGTAGACTAGTGTTATTTTCTTTCGTAAATAATTTACGATATGTTAAGACACAGTATAATAAATAAATTAAAATAATATGTCAATATTCGATACAATAAATAATGCAACAGACTTACAAGGAATAAGTATTCCCAAGTTAAAAACTACACCAAAGAAACCAAAACAATCTGATATAGATAGTTTTAATTCATTTCTTAGTGGCTTAGGTTCTATCTTTTCTGTTCCTGCAAACTATAAACCAACACCAGTAAAACCAATAAATGCTTTTGGAAACACTAGTGCTAGTAGTCCAATTGGTTATATAAATAACCAATTAGGTTTTCCAGCAACACCAACATCAATAACTGGTAATGGTGTAGGTCCACTAAATACAAACCCAACCTCTATAACTGGCTATGGAGTCGGTCCTTTAGCCAATCCAACAAGTATAACAGGTTATGGGGTTGGACCCCAAGCTAATCCAACTTCAATTACAGGCAATGGCGTAGGACCCCTACCTAGTCCAAGTTCAAATAAAACTAATAACCCACAAGATAGACCATTATCAGAGGAAGAAAAAAAATTAGTTTATCAAGCTGGATTACAAGGTGGATTATCTTCACAAGAAGCATCTTCTGTTTCTGGTTATATACCTACAAAAACAAACACAACTAGTAAAACACAAACAGGTGGAAGAGGTAGACCAGCCCCTAAACCATTTATAATTCAAGAAGGACCATATAAAGGTTTAACATTAGCTCAAGAAGGAGCAAAGAAAAAAGAACAAAGTAAACAAGACTCTCCTTTAACAAGTTACTCATTTTCTCCCGAATCTATTGGTAACACTAAGAAGGTTATGGACAACTTTCAGTTATTCTTAGATTCAAACCAAAACAATCCACTAACATCAGAAGGAGATAAACAGCAAGAAAAAAAGATAAAAGTAGACTTAGCAGCTAAGGACATAGCTAAGGGGTTTAATAATCCACAAGACTTCTATGTTGCGTCGCAAAACAATGCAGAACTTCAAAATATCTTAAAACCATTTATAGATAATGGTGGAAGTCTTTCTCAAATAGCCTCAAATATAACAAGTAATGTAACCAACACAAATAAACAAGATGTTGGGAGTTATCTTAGCAGTTTGAATACAAATAATAATAACTTTGATGTAAGTGACCCATTCCACCTTAAAGCACTAAATACTCTTTTCCCAGAAAATGAATTAGCACAAAAGGAAGTAATGAGACAAGCTAATATTGCTTCTGAATTACACGATTTATATTTTGGAACAGAAGATAAAATTGGTATTTTAGATGAACAAAAGAAAACAGCTGAAGAAAAGATTAAGATACTTAATCAGAAAGAATTAAATGACAAGGCAACTGCAAGAGATAAAGCACAATACGCTATTGATAAAAATAACTCTGATGCAGATGCCGCTAGGGCAGAAATAGAGTTAAACAGACAACACGCTAAAAACTATATGACAGGAATGTTAGCCAAACTTGGTGCATTAAAAACAACAGGCACAGCACCATTGGCTCTATCTACACTAGAACAAAAGTATCAACAACAGAAACAAAGACTTGACACTAAATTAAAGTTTGCTAATAGAGAAACAGAGCTTGGTTTAACAGAAAAGATAAATGATATAACAACCAATACAGATAGTGATATTGAAACAATAAATGAAGATTTAAGTCTTTCTTCTCAAAAGGCTGCTGAAAAAGTATTTGCAGCTCAACAGAAAGCAGAAACAAAGATATATGACCTAACATCCAAGGCTGCTGTTGAAATGAGAAAGCAAACTGAAATATATCGTAAGGAAAGTAAATCTAATAGTGATAAATATAATGCAAACTTCTGGAAATTGGCTTCTAAGGGTGTTGATGTAAAAAAGATACCTAGTTTAATTGGGGCAGATGGAAGTATTGATACCTCAAAATTAACTAATAGTATTTTTGCTAAAAAAGTTACTCCTTCTAATAGTTATTTCTCAGCTTCTGATTTAAGAAAACTAAAAAGAGCTGGAATAAACCCTAACACTCAACTAGATAAAGCTATATCATTTATAGACAGTAGCTCACAAACAAGTATCAAACCAGACTATACGGGAGAAACATTAAAATTAAATAATAGATTATTAAAAGGTTTTCTTAAATTAGGACCTGCAGATAAAATAAAATATACTGAAGCTGACCTAATTAAAGTGCAAAACTTATTATTACACGGTTATTCATTAAAACAGATAGCTAAGCAGTCAGGAATGTCTACTAGTGTATTTAATTACTTAAACAATCATCTCAAAACAAATTAATTATGTCTAGTCCCTCTAGTAACAACCAAACAACAGACTTTAATAACTTCAGTTGGTCTGGGGGTAAATCAGATACAAAAAAGAAAGAAGTAAATAATAGCTCTGATTTTAATAGTTTTAGTTGGTCAGGTAAACATACATTTACACCAAGTCATATAAAAGTTGGAACAAGTCTTGGAGAAAGATTAACTGGAGCACCTACAAAACAAACTGATGGAACCTATACACCAAATACAGGTGTTTTACCGTTTCTTGGTTCAATACCAAAGGCTACCTTAGAGACTGCAAAAACATTTCTTCCTGGTATCATACCTACAGGGAAAACTCTAGGACAATCAATAGCAACCAATACAGGAGCTTTTGATGCTCTAAATAAGGCGAACCAACAGACAGATGACCTTAAACTTAAATTAGCTAAAAGGATTATAGTAGATAATAAAGCAGGCAAAGATACTACTAATTTAATGAAAGCTTATAATGGTCTTAGTAGTAGAACACCCGATACTATACAATCACTAGCTCCAAACACTACAAAAACCAATCTTCAAGCATTAGGTGATGTATTGTTAATGGGTAGTGGACTTATTATGCCAGGAGAAGCTGGAGTAGGTGGAACTGCTGGTAAGTTACTTTCAAGGTCTGTAATAGAAAACTTTATAAAAGATAAAACAGTATCAGAGACTGAGAAACTAATGGCTAAGAAACTATTATTTAATTTAGGTACAGGTTATGGTTTTGATGTGGGTAACAACCTAGCAGAAGGCAAAAAGGGAACAAAAGCATTACAACCAGGAGCAGCTACTCTTCTTAACACGGTATTTACAGGTGCTGAAGCTAGAGGTTTACTTAAAACAGCAAGAAAATCAGAAGCAAGTATATTAGAACAAAGAGCACTAAAAAGAGCTAATTTCGGTAAGATTCCAGAAGCTGGTGTAACACCACCTGGATATTTTGATAAGTCATTAAAAGAATTAAAAGCTCCTATTGCCGAAAATGTAGAAAAAATAAAAATACCAAAGATAAAAGTAGAAAATGCTCCAAAGAATACATCCTTAAATATAGGTTTAGATGTAGGTAAGAAAAAAAATGCCATAACAGAACAGATGATTAGGAAAGAATTAAAGAAATTTAATATTGATATTAAGAAAATAGAATATAAAAAATCTGGAACAGAACTTACCGCTATACCAATTTTATCAAGAGAATTAACACCCGAAGAATTAGGTCAATTAAGTATAGACTTAAAACAAGGTGCTATTCCCCAACTATCATACGGTGTTGGTATTATGAATGGACCAAAACTTAAAGATTGGGGTGGTAAATTCAAAGAAAGTGAATATATAAAACCATCTGATACAGACATCTTAAACAAAGAAAACAAAATATTAACTGAAACAAAAACTAAAATAAAAGAAAAACCAGTTAATGTTACAGAAGAAGAAGTAACAAAAGGAGTACAAACAATTAGTGATAATCTTCCAAGGAAAGTGAGAGAACACATAAACCTTAAAGAAGAAAGTAAAACTGCTAATGAGTTTATAAAAAAGAATGGTGTAGATGATTCTATAAGTGCTTTAGAGTCAGGTAAAGACCTCCCCAATGATATGAGAAAAGATTCATTATACTCTGTATTAACAAACAATAAATCACTTACAAAAGACCAGATGGATAGATTGTTTGCTGTTAGAAAAGAAATACCTTCTCTTTCTGCTCAAAACTTAGGATTAAATAGATTACAAGATAGAGAAAGTCCTTATGCTGTTATAGAAAATATTAAAAATACACTAGAAAATAAACAACCTTATTTCTTAAAAGTTAATAAAAAGATAAAAACAAAAAGTATTGCTAAACAGATTACAGATTTAGTAAAAAGCTATGAAGGAGATGTTTCAGTTATTAGGTCAGTTATTAAAGAATTAATTTGTTAATATTATGAGTACTTGTATACCAAAAGATGTAATAAAAGAGGTAGAAGATAGTGGTGTCTTTGAAATAAAAGATAGTCTAAAAAGAGAGGAAGCCCTTTCTAAGTTTTTTAGTAAATCTGAAGCAAGAAAATTAAATATAAGGTTTGAAAAAACTAAATTACTTAAAGATTCAGAAGCTGGTGTTAAGAAATTTATAGAAAGTCAAACTGAAGATGGAAAAGCTAAATTAGCAGAACTAAAAGCAAAAATGGAGAAAGAGTTTGAAAGAAAAGCTAAATTACTTAAAGAACTACAAGACGCTGGTGAAGTAAAAGACAAGGATATTTTAGATATAGAAAAAGTTGCCAATGATGTATTTAATAAAAAGCATGGATTAGATTTAACAGAAGAACAAACAAATACAGTAGTATCATTAACAAATGAGGTTAGTAAAGCATCTAAATTACCGAAAGAAAAAAATGGTGATTATAATATAAAATATGGACAAGCTATTGGAGTTTTGGATGATTATACTGCTTCTCTCAAAAACCCTAGATTGAATATGAGTTTATGGAAAGAATTAGGTTATGATTATAATTTAACAAAAAAGGAACTTGATTCAATAGGTAGTATACCTAAAAAAATAGGCTATATAATGAGTAAAGTATATAATACATCTACTTCTCCTTCTTTTAAGAACATGAAAGCGACTTTAGACTTATCAGTTCTTGGTATACAAGGAATGGCTGCTACTACTAGAAACCCATTAGCTTCAATGAGGGCTATAAAAAAATCTTTCAAATTATTATTTTCAAAAGACCCACAAGCATCATGGAATGCAATTAGAGCTAAAATGTTCTCTGGTAAGAATTTTAATACTTGGTTGAGGTCAGGGTTAAGGTTAATACAAAGAGAAGAACAGGTTCAAAGCACCACTGCGGAAAAATTAGGTGTATTTGGTAAATTCATAAAAAGAGCAGACCTATTCTTTAGTAGTTATTTACAGGTAATAAGAGAAGGAGAAGCTAATAGGGTATTAAGAAATACGGAAAAGAAACTTGGTAGGTCACTTGATATTACTGATTCTAATTTACCTGAATTAATAGACAAAAAAGTAAAGATAAAAATAGAAAAATTAAAAAGGAAAGGTAAGTTTCCAACAGATGAAAAACTAAAAATAGCAGAAGAGGAAAAAATAACAGAAAGAGTAACAAACAGTATCACATCTGATTCAAAGTTATTAAAAGAAATAGCCAACCACGCTAATAAAATTAGTGGAACAACCAATCTTGGTCCAGCCGAAAGGTATGCAAGTGTCTTGAACAAAGGTATATTTGCAGCTAGGTTCTCCGTCTCTGATGCTAAAATGTATACAGATGTTTTATTTAATTTTAATTTAAGTAAAGCAAGTAGAATAAGGGCAATAAATACATTAGCACTAAACTGGGGGACTTTATTTGGTAGTTATTTGGCATTGAGTGCTATTTTCCCAGAGAAAACAGACCTTAGACCTAATTCTGCAAACTTTATGAGAGTAAGGGGAGATAATAATGTTTGGAGTTTTCCTAAACCTAAGGGTGCTTGGATAATACAAGTTATGTCTAAAATTATTTCAGGTAGTGAACTTAGTTCAAGAGGGAAAAGGACTGTTTATGGAAAGGGTTATAACTCTAAAACAAGAGGGGATGTTGTATTAAGATTATTGCGTTCTAAGGCTTCTCCACAGGTTTCGGTAGCAACTGACCTATTAACAGGAAGTGACTTCTTAGGAAGGAAAAATACACCAGCAAGAGTAATAACAAATCTTACAGCTCCTATAGCTGCTTCTAATATCATTGAAAGAATTTTCTCTAATGCTGATATGAAAGACCAGTTCATGTTAGGATTTATGGATGCTGCTGGAATTAATGGTTGGCAAAGACACTAACACTTGACTTATTACTAACTTTATGATATAATACATATAATGAAAGAAGAAAAAATTAACTCAAACTCAATAGAGAGACAAAAATACCAACTCCACAAACAAGGTTATGAAAAAATAACTAAGGCTATTTCTGAACTAAAGAATGCTAAAAAAATGAAAATAGACAAGGTTGAGTTTTCGGGTGCAGAAGTTGTAACCATTAAGGGTAATAAAGGAGAGAAAGGAGAAAAGGGTAATACTGGTAATGATGGACATACACCAACCGATAAGGAATTATTGTCTTTAATTAGACCATTGATACCAAAACCTATAAAGGGTAAAGATGGACACACACCAACAGACAAAGAGTTATTGAAGTTAATTAAACCTCTTATTCCTAAACCTAAAGATGGGCAGAAATTAAACCAAAAAGAACTCACAGACTTAATTAAACCTCTTATTCCTAAAATAAAAGAGTCTATTTCAGATACCCCAAAAGAATTGGTTAAGAAACTACAAGGAGTTAAAAAACAATGGTTAGACATTGAGGCTATTAAGGGTGATTTTAATACAAAAGTAAGGCAACTTACCCCTAGAAGTGCTAACTCTCTTAAATCTTTAATAGATGTTGACTATTCTGGGCTAACTCAAGATAAAAATGGTAATTTTATATTAAAAGCTAGTGATGGTGATGTAAAAGGTCCTTCTTCTTCTACTGATTCTAATTTCGCTTCTTTTGATGGTTTAACAGGTAAGTTGATAAAAGACTCTACTTATAGTCCTGCAAGCTTTGCAGCGGCTCTCACAGCCAATGAGAACTATGTAACAGACGCAGAGAAGGTTATTATAGATAATACTTCAGGAACTAACACAGGAGACCAAGATTTAACTCCTTTTGAAAGATTATCTAATAAAGATACTAATGTATCATTAGGAACTTCAGATATTAAATATCCTTCACAGAATGCAGTAAAAGTATATGTAGATAATGTTTTAGGAGATGCTAATGCATTGGTTTATAAAGGAACTATTGATTGTTCTACTAATCCTGATTATCCAGCAGCTGACGCAGGTCATTTATATATAGTAAGTATTGCTGGTAAAATAGGTGGTGCTTCAGGAATAGAAGTAGAAACAGGAGATATGGCTATCTGTAATACTGATAGTACTGCTTCAGGAAATCAAGCAACAGTAGGAAGTTATTGGAATGTTATACAGAAGAATATAGTTGGAGCTGTTACAGGTCCTGGTTCTTCAGTAGATGGTAATGTAGCCTTATTTGATGGAACTACTGGTAAAGTTATAAAAGATAGTGGTCTTTCTCTTTCTGGTTATATTCCATACACTGGGGGTACTAATAATGTAGATTTGGGTATTCACAATTTGACAGTAGATACAAACAGCTTGTTTGTAGATAGTGTGAATCATAGAGTCGGCATCGGAACAACGAGTCCGTCGGCGAAGTTGCATTTGAAAACTTCTTCTGGAAATACTATTCAGACGATAGAGTCTACGGGTTCGGCAGATGCTTTTACTAGATATGTTCGTGGGGGTTCTAATGGATGGGCTGTTGGTAGAGATAATGATGGGGCTTCATTTAGGATAGCTTATTCTGCGAGTGATACCCCGGCAGTTGGAACTGGAGATTATTTTGTTATTGATAATTCAGGCAAAGTTGGAATTGGGACAACGAGTCCGAGTAGTATTTTAGATATAGATGGAAAATCTAACTACCCTGTTTTTACTATGCATGCTTCATCTTTATCTTCAAGAACTTTTAAGATAGGTATGGAAGATTCAGTAACTCCTTATATTGATGCAAGTGGTGTTAATGCAGATTTACATTTGCGAACACAAGGTTCTACTCGTGTTTTTATAGAACATAACGGTAATGTCGGGATAGGGACGACGAATCCAGGGGCAACACTTGATGTAACAAAGGAAGTAGGAGCAAATGGAATTTGGGCTAATTTTGGTTATGATGCAACAAATCCAAGTAGAGCTAAGATTTATTCTTCAAATTGGTATGGTGCTATGTCTTTATATGATAGTGCTAATAATGAGGATATAAAACTTAATACGGGAGGAAATAGTTGGTTAAATGGTGGCAAGGTCGGAATAGGAACGACGAGTCCTGGGGCGAAGTTGGATGTTTATAGTGCAACGGACCCAACAATTCAAATATCAAACGGAGGAGGGACGTCACCGTCTCCAACACTGAGGTTTTATAGACAAAATGGGGTAAGCGCTAATATTAATTATGAGCCATCTTCCAAGAACCTAAATATCCAAAACGATTATTCCACAGTAGATAGTTCAGGGAATATATACTTTAACACTCGTGGAGCTAATAAGAGACTGACTATA